TCAGATCGTCGCCATTGCCGACTTGGCGAGTTGTTCCTGATTGGCCGCAGCCGTGTAGACCACGACCTCTTTGAGGCTCTTATGGCCTGTAATCGACATGATCATGTGCGCGCTGCAACCTGCCTCGGCGAGTCGGCGGGATGCCGCTTTGCGCAGCCCATGAGGCGAACAACCGTCCGGCAGCTTCGCTTCACGCACACAATCTCGAAACCAGTTCGTAAATCCGGCAGCCGTGAACGGCTTCCCATAAGCAGTGACCAGGAAGGTCATGTTCTTCCGCTCGGTCGCATCGAGCGCGGCCCTCAGTTCCTTGTGGATGGGGATTTGCAGCGGTGTTTTGGTTTTCTGCTGTGTCACCGCGATCCCGTTATCTCTCACGTGCTGCCATCCCATAGTGATGACATCGGAGCGCCGCTGCGCTGTGTAGAGCAAAAGCGACATGGCGAGATGAGCGCGTGTGCCGGGCTTATGATAGGCCACGAACTGCGAAATCTCGGCATCGCTCCAGCTATGGAAGCCCGTGGTGCTTGAGCGTACCTTGCGAATGTGGATTGTCGGATCATCGTTCCGAAGGCCGCGCTCGACCGCGAAGCGCATTAAGACCCGGAGCAGCTTTAAGAGGTTGTTCGCGGCAGCGGGGGTTCCCGCCTTCGCATCTAGGATTGCCCGGATGTGATGAGCCTCCAAGGCGACGGTACGCTTGTCGCCATGTTTGGCCCGGAACCCTTCGACGATGCCGCGATACGTCCGCTGCGTACTTGGCGACAAAGTGGTGAACTCTGACGAGCCATAGTACCGGACTATCAGGGAGTGCAGCGTTCCAGGAAGCGCGCGCTTGGAAACGATTTCCTCAGAAACAATGCCTTCAAGCCCGCGCTTGTATGCGTCCATGAACTCGGCAGAGCCGGGAAGGCCGGGCAAAGCAATGCGAGCCGAACCGGGTTTGCGGAAGTAGTGACGAACCTTTCCATGACGATCTCGAAAAACCTGAATATATTTCAGCTTCAACTTCGTCACAGCACTACGTCCCATTCGTTCGGCTTGGATTGTTCATCCTCGGGCAGAGCCTCAAAAGCCATGTCTAAGGCGTGCTTATCCCATATCTTTCGTGTGTCGACTCGCTTTGGCGATGGCATCCTGCCGTCTGTCACCAGCTTGTCGAAAGTCACGACCGACACCCCCACGTACTGTGCCGCCCGCACACGGTCTAAACCGCGCGGTGGAAGGCTCAGAGGAAGGGCGTCGGTGCGAGCCATGGCTGCCTTAGAACGCTCCGTTGAGCCGAACTGAGACACTGCCGCTGGGATTCGGAGCCGCGATGGTCGCCACCCCAAGCTTCGTGTTGCCGCCAGCGGTCTTAGTGACCACCTTATTGGCTGTATCCCAATAGACAGCATCGCCCTGCCCGATGGCGAGCGCCGCCACCTTGGGGAGGTCGAACACTCCCACCACGTCGAGGGCGAATGTCTCGCCCTCCGCTGCATCGACATTCGAGATGCCGACGATGACACCCTTGATCACGACATCGCCGGACGCGACTGCGCCGGGAGCGGTGATGTCGAGCGTGTCCCCACGCTGCACGTAGTTCCGCATGTCACTTACTCCTGAAAACAATTGTGTGAGGCCGGGTGCGCCCGGCTATTTCGCGGTCGCAGGCGGCGATTGCCGCAGCCATCTCGCGGTCGGATGTGTACTCAATGCGCTCGCCGTTCTGATCGGAGAAGGCGCGCACGCCTTGCATTCGGGCCTCGAACAGCGCGTTGCGCCATTTCTGGAGTTCAGCGAGCGAGGCCGTTACAGAGCCTCACCCGGATTGCGGTACGCACCCCGCCAGTCGAGCGCACCAGCGCCGAAGTCGAGAACCACGCGCCACTCGCGCCCAAGCACGCCCCAGCCCTCGCGTGAGGCGAGTTGCGGCCCTGGCGCACTGGTCAGGTAGCCGTAGGCGAGCGTCGGGACTTGAGCAGGGTCCGCGAACACGTACCACGTAGCCTCAGGCAGCCCCGGCTCCACCAACAGCGTCAGCTTGCCAGAGAACGGGTTGGCGTCCTCCACCTTCGCCGCTGCCAGTTCCGCCAGCAGCTTCTCGGCAGTCGTCTCCAAATCGGCGGCGACCACGAGATAGCGAGGCGCGACGTTGATGCGCGTGACCTTATCCAAGCCCGTTTGCATCCGCATCGCGAGCCGCGCGGCAGACAGTTCTGCCAAGTCGGGCGCAGCCGCCAGAGCAAGGTTGCCATGATCGACATGGAACAGCGGCTTGCCGTCGCTCATGGTTGAACCTGCACCAGCGGCCTCCAGCAAGAGGGACAGGAGCAGTTCGCGCTCGGTTGCCGCAGCAGCCGCGCCAGCGTTGCGGGCGAAGTCGCCCAGCACGCCGAACCGATCATTGATGAGAACCTGCCGTGTGAGACCGAAGATGCTGGCGTAAGTGTCCAACTTGAACTTCTCGCCGCTCTCCGGGATGGTCACGTGCTTGATCTCGCCCGCTTCCGTCACCTTGCGCAGCACCGGCAGCCCGCCAGTGCGGATGGCCGTTGCCTCCCGGAAGTCGGGAAGGTTGCGCTGCACAGCGATGCTCTTGAGGGGCGACTCCGCAGCCCGATAGGACGCCAGCACGATACGGCTGCCAGCATCGTCCAGGGTAATCGGGAAGTCAGACGTGGTGCCAAGCGAACGGGTTACGAGTGACTCTGCACCCATAGCCTGCACGCCCGCCACGCCTGCACGGGTGAGGCACAGCCGCATATGGTCGTGCATACCAAGGCCCATGTACTGGCGTGCGCCCTCGCTTGGCTCTGCGCCGGTGAAGGTTGCCGCCAGTGCCTCGGCTTGCAAGCCGCGCGCCACAACCGGGTCCTCGCTTGAGCGCCCGATGGTGATTACGGGTCGGCGCGACTGACTGGCTTCCCAGGCAGCGGCGCGGGCCTCGATAGCCGTTGCCCCTCGGTCGATAAGTTCGTCCGCCTGTTCGGGTGTCAGCCCGCCAGCCCGGCAGATGGTGCGGATTTCGGCCCGCGTGGTGACAGCTTCGTCCGGCTGCTGTTCGGAAACGATTTCCGGCATGATTGTATTGCTCCTGATGATCGCGTTTGCGTCGGCTGGCACAGGGACAAGGGAGACCTCCACAATCGTCCACTTGGTCATCGTTCGAGTAATTTGGCCGCTCTGAGGGTCGCGGGTGTCCTGATGAGCAGTGATGCGATAGCCAACGCTAACGCCGGTCACGTCGCCCCTCTCGATTGCCGCGATGGCGTTGGGATCGCTGATCCGCAGGGTCGCCACGACCTCGCCGCCCTCGAACCGGACGCTTTCCACGCGCCCCAGGGCGTCCCTGATGGAGGTTTGACGGTGAGCGTCTAGCAGCGGCAAGGCGCGAGCCGTGGCGACATGCTCCGGCCCGATGGCAAGGCGTTCGATGAACCCACGCCGTTGAACCGGAGCGCCGCTGGACAGGACTGCCACGACAGTTGCAGTGCCATCGTCGTGCCGCTCAAAGCTGGCTGGCGTGAGCGCGGCTGGCGCGCGTCGGGTGAGGAGTTCAGACATACTCGTTCGGCCTCCGCTTGAGGGGCGTCACGCGCCAGAACCTGCTCTTGTCGGCTTCCTCCACCGCAGCCAACATGCTGCCTTCACGTAGGAGCGGCGCGAGTTCGCCTTGATGAACGGTGCTTATGATGGTTTGCTTCGAGGTCAGTTCTTTGATGATGACCTGATAGATGGGCGGTACTTCATGCATTTTGGGCCTCCTGATTGAATGACAGGCCAAGGGCAGACTCTCGCTGTCGGTCGGAAACGATTTCCGCATCCAGGCGGGCGATGTCCCAGCCTAGTTCGGCGGCGGCGCGGCGGCGTGAGGTAAGCCCCAGCCGCAGCATCTCGGCAGTCGCGGCGGCATCCTTCGCCGGGTCGATCCACGGACGAGCGGGTGCGATGAACTCGCACGCCATCGCTTGCTCCAGATCGGCTACGCGGCCCGCCAGGTACTCACGAGTGGCGAACGCCTCCCACGCTGGCTTGAGGAATTGAGGAACGATGGTAGCGAACTGCGCAGCCTCCACCCGCATCGAGAACTCCACCATTCCAGCGCGTAGGCTGCCATAGTTGGCGTCGGCGAGATTGTTGGAAACTAGGTGCGTCGGCACGCCGAACCCGGCGCTGATGCGGTTAAGTTGGTGCCGCAGGAACTCGGACGATTGCTGTGCCTGCTGGGGCGTAGCGAACTGAACGCGCCAGCCAGCGGGCAAGATTTTGAGCGTGCCGGGTTCGAGCCCGGACTCCAGCACGCTACCATGCGACGTGCCGTCAAACGGGAACTCGCCGCCCGCGTTGTTCTCATCGGTCGCGATGCCAGCGAACATCGCGGCAACCTTCACGCCCATGAGGAGCGCGTTCTCGGTATCGGCCAGTGTGTCGGCGGCAGTGAGTACGGCAGCACCCCACGGCGCTCCACGTATCTGGCCGGGAAAGTCCTCACGCCAGAGCCGGACGTACCGGTCCCGCTCCACCCGCTCAGGCGCGGATGCAGGATCGCGGCGTATCCAGATGGCGGACTCGCGGCCTGCCTCGAACTCCACGCCTTCGCGGATTGTGGTCCCGTTATCGTGGTCGCTTGCGATGGTGCCGCGAGGAATGCGCAGCCACGTCCAGTCCGGCTGGAGGATCGCTACCCCCTCGCCCGAAACCACCATGTCACGTGCAAGTTGGCCCGTCAGAGTGTCGAAACTACCGCCGCCCCAAATCGCGTGCCCCGCATACGCCGTCCATGCGGTGAGCATGTCTGGGTCGCGAGGAGCGAAGCCCCAGCCGGAGCCACTAAGCGAGGTTCCCCAGGTGTCGCATCCGTTCTTATAGTAGCCGTCGCTGGCGTAGTGCTTCTGGCTGAGGGCAATGAGACTGTGAGGCACCGATCGCCGGCCCCCAAGCGTGTTCCAGTCCGAATCACCTGACCAGCGCCGCTCGCCAGCCTCATAGGCCCGCGTGCGGGTGCGCTCCGGTGCGAGCCAATCCAGGAGGCCAGACAGGAAGCCGGTCATGTCAGTTCTTTCCGACCCGCCCATTGACCGCACCGATCAGCGGCATGAGCAGGGGTCCAAGATGCACATGCATCGTGATGTGCGGCAGAAACTCGTCTGGGAAATCGTTTCCAGGAGGGGTCCCATCAGCATCATACAATGCAGCGCGGATGCCGACCTTGCCCGTTTGATCAGACTTGCGCACATCAACACGCAGGACCCAGAGTTCGTACCGTTCGATGCCCTTGAGCGCTGCGATGATCGGGTGCATGGCAGTGGCAGTGCGTCCCGCGCCAGTGAACTTCGTCCAGCCGTAACAGGCGCTCGATACTTCCTGCATGGTTTCGCGAGCAGTCACCCCGCCATCCACCGTCAGGGCGGTCAGGATAAGCGCGACTGCCATGTCGCAGGCACGATAGTTCGCGTGCTTGATCGAACCTTCACCGATTGTTCCACCGACATGTAGTAGTCCGTCGCGGTTCCAGTCTCGATTGCGACGGCTTCCACGATCCGCATCATCTCGTGCGTAACCTATCGACCTATATGCCTCTAGTCCGCGACCCATCAGGCAACTATACTTGCTGCGTTCGGCAATAGGTTCGGTTGTCATTTTAATTTACTCCAGCTATCAACCACGACTCGGCTGATCTACGAAGTACATTATGGTATCCGACGAGTCCAGTCGGATACTTTCTTGACTGTGAATGGGGCTGTGCGTATTACCGCGATTGCCGACGCTCGCTGGCACGCGAGTGGCGGTGTCATCGTGTCGGAAGGGTCGCCATCCCCTCCGGCTCTGTCGGGTGGTCGAGCCGGTGTACGTCAACCGGCATCGGCTCGACCCAAGGCCGGGGGGCGCTCCTCCTCAGAACCCCCCGGCCACTTTCCTCTATGTTCTCAGAGGTATATTTGAGATGGCTATGCGCTGCTCAGCGTCTGCGACACCAGCGTTCTTAAGCGCCATAACTATCGCATCCGCGACCATCACGGGGTACTGAGAAGGGCCGATGATGATCTTGTCAATTAGCGATCCTAGTTCGGCACCTACAAAACCCTCGTCTGGATAATCCTGCAAAGGTATCTTGTAGATGCGCTGAGGCAGCCCATTCAAACTCACAAACTGCCGTTGCACACGTGACGCTCGATTGAACTCATCATCACTCGCGTGTTCCGCGTCCGGATTTGCTGCGTAAGTAATGCGCCACTCTCGTTCTTCACCGAACCCAGGGTGCTTCAACGCCAGCGACGATAGATCGATGAACGATTTTAGGTTTTCCTCAAACCATGCAGGAGGCAGCGCGCGAAGGGCAGCAGCATGGCGTTCGGCTCGCAGCATTATGCAGGAATAGCGATGGTTGAAGTCGCCTTGCTCTCCATAGAATACCGGGCTGGTGAAGGCACCAATGACCGACGACTCCGAGAACAGCGCAGTCGAGTTGAATACAAGGGCAACCCCGACGCTATCACGGCCATACGCCCGCCACATAGAAAGGCGTCCGTACTTCTCCTCCCCTTGATCCGCGAGCATGCCTGGCATCAACTCGTATGGGCCATGCTCCGACACTGACATCAAATATGTGAAATATCTGCGCTGCGCCGCTCTTTCCTCAAAGAATTTAGCTAACCGATCGTGCAAACCATCATCGATAAAGTTTAGTACCCGCCTTGATAGCTGACTGACTTCTGTATCCGAGTAGAATACATGCCTAAACAATGCCTCGCAATAGCCAATTTCTGAGTAGTCGTTCATGGCTGAGCTATTTCTAAGCCATACCTCTTTGTTCTTTATTATTGAGATTGCAGCATCGGCGGAGGTGTAATGAACGAATTTTCGATGGTTTCGTTTAGCATGCTCGATGATGGCCGTGTTGTCAGAAAAGATGACCTCGGACAGCAACGCTATAGCTTCTTGCTCGGACACGTTCGATCTCCATAGAACGCGTCAGGTGTATTCAGCGAGCCGCCTTGTGCAACCACTCGGAGCGGACAACTGGGGATAGGCCGGGCTTAAGGGCAGCAACGCTCGCCAGTTCTTCCTCTCGCCGATCCAAGTTGGCCGTCACCAGCGTTCGAGCGGCGAAAGCATAGACCACGCAGTCCAACGCCTCCGCCCGGAGTCCCGGCTTGCGCTCAAACCTGCGCACCGGCTGGCCTCGGACGTAGCGCACCACGCGGCGCTCGGACGCCAGTTGCTCGTACCAGACCGGCTCTAGCTGATCGCTGAAGCGGATAGTGCGGCCCCGCGACAGTCGGGTGAGTATCTGCGCTTTGAGGCCGTCCACGCCGATCAGGAACAGCTTGACCCCCTTGGCCTGCGATAGAGCGGCGGGAGGTCGGGTGCCCGCCACGCCCTTGCCCGCCATGACCTTACGCCCGAACCTTGGGCGGCAGAACGCATAAACCCGCTCTGTCCAGCCGCCGTCGCCGGAATCGATGATTGCAGCGTCTAGGCGAAGCGTGCCGCCGCGCGGGTGTGGCCATGTGGTGCGCAGTAGGTCGTCCAGTTCCAGCCATGTCGTATCGTCGCCAGGGCTACCCCAGATGACCACATGCCCCAGGATCAAGGCGGCGTCTCGTGAGTAGCCGACGAACGTGGTTTCTAACCGGTCGTCCTGCACATCCACGCCAGCCGTCACGATCAGCACGTCTGGCGGCATGTTGTCCAAGCCGAACGGCTCTGCCCTGGCCTGTAGCGAACTCTCGTCAATCTCATCCGCCGCTTCGCGCCAGCCTTGCGCCAGGATCGTGTTCACGAACGTCTGTAGGTTGTCGGGCTGCCCCTTCGCGGCGAGGAACTCCGCAGCCAGCCGGGACCAGCTTGCGTTCGCGTGCGGGCTGACGAGTGCGTTGATGCGAAAGCCAGCATGCCCTTGGACGTCCGGGCAAGTCGCGCGCCACCGGCCAGCCGCCATCATGGCGACCTTGAACCGCTCGGAAATCGTTTCTCCGCAATCGGGGCAGCGGAAGGCGGCAGTCTCAGGCTTGTCCGGCTCCCATTCGATGTGCTGCCACAGTATTTCGGTGAACTCGCCACACTCAGGGCAAGGGACCTCGAACACCCGCTGATCGCTGCGAGCGTAGGACCGCAGCACGTTGCTAGTTTCCTCCAGGGTCGGGGTGCTGCCCATGATAATTTTTCGGTTAGAAAATGACATGGTACGGCGCTCTGCGAGCATCACTGGGTTGCCCTCCGGCCCCGCCTCCATTCCGTCTGCCTCATCTATCAGCAGCACGCGGACGTTGTGCCGCCGCAGGTTTCGAGGGGCCTTAGCTGCGATGACTTTGAGGCTGCCACCAGGGAAGCGGCGCGACAGGAGGGTGTTGCGACCTGCTTCGTCGGCACTGAGCAGTCCAGCCAGGACAGGCGTGGCATCGAACACGGGTTCGAGGTCGGACACTGTGTAGTCACGGCAGTCCGCCTCAGTTGGCAACAGTAGCAAGATCGGCGAGGGTTCGTTCGCGACGTAAGAGCCAATCGTGGCCGTCAGCAGCGTAGAGAGCCCCACGCGGACGCTCTTGACCAGCGTGACACGCTCAATCTCAGGATCGCTGATAGCGTCCGCAATGCCGCGCTGGAACTCCCATAGGCGAACCTCGCCGGGCATCGCCGACACGTCCTCCGGCAGACGCAAGTTGGATTCGATCCACTGCGACAATGGAAGGCGTGGCGGCGGGCGGAGGGCAGCTAGGGCGCGTTCGCGGGTGCGCCACGTGGTCTGGCTAAAGGTCGTCATCGGCGAGTTCCTTGAGCGCGTCCCGGATTTCGCGGTCCATGATGGTGAGGTCGTGCGTAGAGAGATGCGCAAGGTTTTGCTGGAGCCGCGCGGGCATGGCGAGGAAGCGGGCCCGGATGACGCGGCACACCTTGCCCCACATTTGCTCCACTTCGCGGGCGGGGATGAGTTCACCACGGGCAGCGGCGTTCTGCATCTCCAGCTTGTCGGCGCGTGCCCTCGCCTCACGTTCGCGTTGTGCCGCCAAGCCAGGACCGCCGCGCCCCATCGCCAAGTTGCGCAGCATGAGACAGTACGCCCGGACTGACTTGGTTAAATCAAACTGTCCGTCATCTCCGCGTTCGAGTTCGCCCGTGTTGCAGAGTTGCCGAATGCGGACCTCAGACACGCCGATGAAGAAGGCGAGTTGCGAAATACCGACGCGCTCATCTTTCAGCATCTAAATTCACCTGTCTTTGACGGGAAAGCCGTTCCAATTTCATCATACAGGCTGGAATGCTGGGGCTCCGCGTCCCCGCAACCGCCACCCCATGAGAAGGACCCGTGGAACCATCGGAGGTGCGGCGTCCCTGAGCGCCGCGCCTCTTATACGTAGTATAAGGGTGTGTGCGGGCGGGGGTCATCGGCACGTCACCGGCACGTCGCCGGGGGGTCATCGGGGTACGTCATCGGGAGGTCGCCGGGCACGTCAGCGGGTGTCCGCCGCAGGCCAATCACGTCCTTCCCGTTTGTTCTTCCGATGACCCCGCGCTCGATCACGCCAGCCAGGAACAGCCGTTCCATCGCTAGCGAGAGCCGATACTGCCCGATGGGCCTGCCCTCAGACATGTCAGCGAAGGTCTTTGGTGCATAGGTCCGAGACGCCTTGCTCTCGGATACCGCACGACCTTGCTCCACGCGGATTTCCAAGCAGCGCAAGAACGCCGCGTCATCATTCGCGCCTGCCAGGGTGCGGGCTGCGTCCGCCCCTAGATCGTCGTCCGTCACGAACGCACCCCGGAGCCAGCGGAACTTTACCGCGTCTCCTTTTCGACCATAGTTCGCCTTGCCAGTCGTCAGCACGCGCGCGTCCGCATCAACAGGCGCGCGGGTCATTTCGTCCACCTCGCCCCAGTTGAGGAACAGACGGGATCGCACCTGATTTTCCCAGGCAGTTGAGCCGCTGTACTCTTGGCCCGCCTTATTGGGATGGCCGAGAAAGAGGACAGAGCCGCCGATGTTAGCTGCCAGCCGATTCATGAGACCGACGAACGCCGCTGCTTGATTGCGGATGTTCTCATTGCCTGCGAACAGGTGCGCCACGTTGTCTAGGATTATAAAGGTAGCCCCGGTCGCCGCCGCTGCCGCCTCCACCCGTTCGTAAGCCTCGGTGACGGTCATCCGACCTTCGGTGTCGAAAGTGGCCATCTCGTTCCCGATTGATCCTACAAGGCTGGCGAGGTGCAGGCGACCGGACAGCGACCGCAATGGCAGGTCCAGCGCTTCACAGATGGCAGCCTGACGCCTGTGCAGTTCCGCCGCGTCGTCCTCGCAAGTCAGGTAGAGGGCGACTGACCCGCGCGTCTCGATGCTGAGCATGGGCTGCCCCGCTGCCACGCAAGTTGCCAATTGTTGCGACAGGAGCGACTTGCCCGCGCTACCCGGCCCGGTGAAGTAGGTCGCCTGTCCGAGCGGGATACGACCAGCCCAAATCCATTCTCTTTCGGGAGCGGCAAGCCCTTCCCAAGTGGCCGGGTCAATCAGTGCAAGATCGCCGAACGATTGAGGCGCGGGTGCAAGGCGATAGAGCGTGCCGATGGTGACTTGCTTGCCGCCATGCTCACCAAAGGATCGCCAGACACGGCGCTGGTCGCTCGCATCATATTTCCCGCTCGATTGGCTCCAGTCGGCCCAATGTTCATAGGCTTGCTCGCTGCCCCGTCCTTCATGGTGGAGCGCCATGCCGACTGTCAGCCACGTGTCGCGATCATCGGAGTCGATCCGCGCTAAGGCAGCGGAAATCCTTTCCCAGTCCGGGACGTGCGGCAGGTCCTCATCATCCTCCACCGGCTCATAGTTCGGCTGGACCGTAGAGGGGCTGTAGGGTTTGCCGTCCTTCCCGAGCGCTCCCGTATCGAGTTCATTGGCGAGGTCCAGTTCTCGCCCGTCTACCAGCACAATGTCTGGTGCCGGTCTGCCCTCTACGCCGCCATAGAAGAAGGACTGCGAAAGGACGAAGGACTCCTTAGCCAGCGCCCCGGCCAGCACGCCGTTTAGGCGGGCACACAGCCGCTCGCGATCCTCGGGGTCCAGCACGCGGGAAAACGGTGCTACGACGCGCCACCGGGGCTTATCCGGGCTATGCGACGGTGTGGTGAAGATCAGCGCCGCCAGGCCATTGGACTTGAGTAGCGCGCTTGCTTGCTCAACGGACATGGTGCTGGCGTCGTGATCACCCTCCACGGCATAGACGGCGTGGACGTTCTCGTTCGAGCGCAGGCAACGCTGCATCGTGCGCACTTCACCGAAGCGCGCGGCCTTGAAGTAGGGCAACGCAGTCTTGCTACTGGCGACCTCGCTCCGAATCATGGCCGCAATCTCGACTAGCGACATCTTTAGGTCGCGCTTTGTCCGCGCGAACTCATCCGGAAATATCGTCAGGCCAAGCGGCCTTGTCAGCGCAGGAGAGTGGAGGTATTCTAATACCGGTCCAGTTGCTTTCGAGGAACCGGCTGGGCTGGGATATAGATGATTATCGACGCCACTTCGGGAGCAAGCCGGGGTGGCGTTTTGCGTTGGCGCTGCCCTCAT